AGACTAAGGATCTAGTCCATATTACTTGGGTAGGGGTTCAAGTCCCCTCAACTGCATAGGGTTTCAGCCTATTAGAACACTAGTTACAAAATGCGATTGTCCGTAAATTGTCCAAACTAATACAAAATACAAAAAGAGATAGCAAAAATGCTATCTCTTTATTTGGCTTAATTCTGTGTTTTTAAATTGGAAGTTTTAATCTACTCATAGCTTCACGTTTTTTGTTTTCTGTCAGGTGAGAGTATATTTTACTAGTTACACTCATGTCAGAGTGACCTAATATTTCTTGAATTATTCTCATGTCAACATCATTATCTAACAACCAAGAGGCACACGAATGCCTCAGCTCATGAAATGTAACTTTTTTGATTCCAGGAGTTCTATTGATTCTGTCAGCAAATCTTCTGCACACTTGATTAGTGTTTATTAATGTTCCATCTTCATTAACACTAAAGAAACCAATCCATTCATTATTATACTTTTCACCAAGGAATATCTTGTTTTTTGATATTTCTGTCATTCTTTTTTTAAACAGAGAAAGCATTTCGTCTGTTAGAGGAATTGTTCTTTTAGCTGAATCACTTTTAGGATCCTTCACAATGATATTATCCTTTATATAGTGAACACCCTTATGATTTGCAAATTTTTCGGCATTTTTATCGTATTGAACAGTTCTAGTAACATGCAATTCCTTTTTTATGAAATCAATATCATCATACATCAAACCGCAAATTTCACCTTCTCGCAATCCTAGGTTCAATGCAACCTTAATGTGAAATATTAGAGAAAAGTTTTCAAACAAATCCAAGGCCTGTTTTATATCGTTTGCATCCCAAAACGTGTGTACCGGAGCTTTAGGCTTTTCTAACTTGATTTTATCCATTATTTTCTCGTTTGACATGTTCCAGGAATATGCTTTATAAAATATTGCTCTTAAAGTTGCATGTACTTTCTTGATTATATCATTGCTTTTTCCAGCATTTTTAAGTTTCTTATACAGAGCATTAATATCACGTGTCTCGATAGCATTAAATTTCATTTTTCCAATATAAGGCAAGATGTGAGTTGATAATATATTTTCATAGAAGACATGGGTTTTTGGCGATAAAAACACGCTAACATGGTCTTCAAGCCATATATCAGAAACTTGCTTAAAAGTGTATTCGTGAGTATTAAAACTCATTACATCATTTTCAGCTAAAATCAAAGCTTTTTCAGCTTCTTTCTTAGTTTTAAAGCCACTAATATATTTCCTTTTTCTTTTACCCAGGCTATCAGGTATTTCAAACCTGATAGCATAGGTCTTGTCAGGTTTTTGTATTATACTTCCCATTATTTCACCCCTTATTTTAATGATTCATTGTTTATAATTGTATCAAAATCTTTATGTAAAACATGTGCCAACTCATGAAGATAGGCATTTTTTTGCATTTCAAAACTCATCTTGCTGTTGATTAATATATTATAGTTACCTTCACTGTCTAGACTTGTAAGTGCCTTTACTTTATATGGCAATTCTACAAGTCTTATAAATATTTCTCCCAAAAAAACACCCCTATTCTCGTTTAAGTCTGTTTACAAGGTCAATAACTGCTTGCAGATCGTCAGTTGTTAATTTTTTGCTTGCATCAAAAAGTATTTTTAATTCTGGATTTTCATACATTTCTTTAGCCATATTCCTTGCATCTTCATTGATGTAATATTCAGTCTCATGTTCCTTGATTACATCTGGAGTATTTGATTTAATGTCTTTTATTAAATCACGTTCTGCTACTAGTTGCTCTATCATTGTTCGATATGGTGTTTTACCAAGAAGATAATCAACTGTAACATTAAAATAATCTGCTATTCTTCTTAACTTGTCTGCTTTTGGAATACTTTTCCCGTTTTTCCAATCACTTAATGTTGATGTAGCAATTCCAGTAGCCCTAGCCACATCAGCTGCTCTAACTTTATTTTCCCTTAACAACTCACAAAATATGGTATACATATAAACTCCCTTCAAAAAAACTCGGAAAACCGTATTTTGTGATTGACAAACTAATAAAACCGAATTATAATAACAATATAAGTTCGGAAATCTTAGTAATCGACATAAAAAACACGGTATTTTTGTTGATTTGTTATATAAAACCCTTGACAAGTATTATTATAACGGATTTCCGAATTATAGTCAATGTATATAAATTCAAATATTATAGGAAAGGAGGACTATAAAATGAGTTATGCAGTTGTAGAAAAGCTTCTCAATGAACGCAAAATGACAGCTTATCAACTATCTAAAGAAACAGGTGTATCAACAGTAACATTGTCAGAATGGAAAGCAGGTAAATATACTCCTAAGATTGATAAAATACAAAAAATTGCAAACTACTTTGGGATTCCAATAGAAACATTAATTAACACGAAAAGTGCTTAAGAAGGAGGAAAACAGATGGCAGGTTTATTAGTAAAAGTTACAATCAACACGAAAGAAGCAACAGAAGAATTGAGTCAACTAATTAAATTATTAAAAGAAGCGGATGCATTAATTGACTCAATTGCTTCAAAAGGCATTAAAAGTCTAATTGGTCATCAAGATAAAGATCAGTAGCAGCATCAAGCATTTCTTCCCATGAAGAAAAGTCGGTTGACGATTGAACATAAACATCAAAGAGATCATCAGGAATTGACTCAAAATCTTCTTCTGTCTCTACATTAAAATTACCTTTTGCAAGAAATTCTTCAAAAGTTGAGACATTAGTATGAGATTCCATGAAGCGGTTGTTAAATAAAACATCAAAACTAACACTTGAACCATCAAGGCTTTTGACTTTATCCGCACATGAATCTAAATCTTTTATAAGATTATCAATGCCTGATTTATCAAATTTAAAGCTAGACACATGAAACCCTCCTTTCTCAGATATTCGACATGCCAGTGTCGTAATTACAGTTTAGCACCATTAGAGAGAGGGAACAAGAAATAAACGAGGAGGAAACGGAATGGAAGAACTATTAAAAGAGATATTAGAACAAATTAAAAAACCAAAGTGTATAGAGCCAACAGGAATATATACGGTACAAGATTTGGCTGATTATCTTGAATGCGACTATGGAACAGCACTTAAGTGGTTGCATAAAGGACTTAGGCACCGCAAAATTGGAAGAACAAATTATATTATAGGTAAAAATATCATTAGTTTTTTTGAAGATGAAAATGACATTGAATACACAGAAAGCAGCAAGACCAGGATTGAAAGAAAACTAAGAGCAGTTAAATACAATTAAGGAGGAAGCCATGTATATAAAAACAAAACATATCAACGATGCTACAAGGCCTGAAAACTACAATAAAGAATGCTTCATCGAACAGGAGGGGAATATGGAAGGGCTAACAGAAGAAAAAAAAATATGGATGAAAGAAGTTGAAATACTTAAATTTGAAAAACCACAAGTTTATTATGCTAAAAACATACCCGGATGCACTTACTCCGAAGATTACATAAAAAATAAGCCCATTGAAATTCTAAAAAAAAATTATAACAGGCTATATGAGAATAATGACGTTAAATAGGTAAAATGTTGCGAACTTTACCTAAATATTCAACGGGAATTTGCCACAAGTAATACAAATCTATAAAACAAAAATAAGGAGACATTAATGGAAAATTTAAAGATATTTGAAAACAAGGAATTTGGGCAAGTTAGGGTTATTGTACTAAATAACAAAGAGTATTTCTATGGTGTGGATATTGCAACAGCACTTGGATATGAAAGACCAAGTAAAGCAGTATCAGATCATTGCAATGGTATCCTAATGCAGGACACCATAAAAAATAGTGGTGGTTATCCAGAAAAGCTAATCCCTGAGGGAGACGTGTATAGGTTAGTATCGCGTTCTCAGCTACCATCAGCTGCAAAATTTGAATCATGGGTATTTGATGAAGTACTGCCAACCATCCGCAAGACCGGAGGTTATGTAAGCGATGATGATATGTTTATTAGAACATACCTGCCTTTTGCAGATGATTCTACCAAAGCATTGTTTAAATCTACGCTGGAAGTAGTTAAGAGCCAAAATAAGGCTATTGAGCAGATGAAACCAAAGGCAATATTTGCAGATGCAGTTGAAGCTTCTCATACATCCATACTTATTGGAGACTTGGCAAAGCTAATTAAGCAAAATGGACACGATATTGGACAAAAAAGACTATTCGAGTGGTTAAGAAAAAATGGATTTTTAATCAAGGGAGGAGAAAGCAAGAATATGCCAACACAGAAGGCAATGGAAATGGGGCTATTCCAAGTTAAAGAGACTAGCATTAGCAATTCTGACGGGTCCATAAGAATAACCAAGACCACAAAAGTTACGGGAAAAGGGCAGATATATTTTATTAATAAATTTTGTGGGAAGGAAGAAGTGTTATGACAGTAAGATGCTGCAAGTGCTTAAGGAGCTGGAATATATCAATTTTCCACCAAATACCTAAAGCTGGTTATATCTGCCCCCAATGCAAAGACAAAAAGAAAGCCGCCCTTAAAAATAAGAGCGACAATCAACCAAGATTAGTATAGCAAATCGGAGGTATATTATGCAAGAAGAAATTTTGAAATTAAAAAGACAACTCGAAAAAGCGAAGCAGCTCCTTAGAGAATATGATATATGCCAGTGTTGCAAGTTTCTATTAGAAGAACCTCAAAAATGCCCTGAATGCGGCCATCAAGAGAAAAGTAAATGTGTTATCTGCGCTGATATGCCAGGAACGGGACTTTGGGAGTTTAATGACGAGCTGCTGGAGGACAATGATGAAGATTGAAAATGAAATATTAAAAGATATTAATGTAGAACTAACAATTATATTGGCAATAATTATTGTCATGACCTTTATTACAGGAGGGAATTTATTATATGTCAACGCAAAACAAGGAATTAACACAGGAAAATCAGATTATATTAATGAAATCGAAAATCAAATTATTAGAGATGAACTTAAACAGTTCATACAAACAAATGATAACACTGAAAATTATATCGTTGACAATGAGCCTGATAGCATTATGGGCACTTTTAAAGCTTCAGGCAATACATTTGTAGGAATGTTCGAATTAACAGCTTATACGGCAGGATTTGAGAGCACTGGAAAGCATCCAGGTGATCCCGCTTATGGAATAACCGCATCAGGAGCAGAAGTAGTTGAAGGAATAACTATTGCAGCTGACTGGGATGTTATCCCTCCAGGAACAAAAGTTTATATTGAGGATGTTGGTTTCCGCTGGGTTGAAGACAAAGGCGGAGCGATTAAAGGAAATAAAATTGATATATATGTTGAAAATCTTGCTGATGCTATAAATTTTGGAAGGCAGCATAAAAATGTTTGGATTGTTAAAGAATAGGAGATTAACATGATTGTTAAATCTATTGAATGTTTGAAATGTGGATATTTTTATTGGAGTTGGAATGAGCATATCTACTGCCCTGGTTGCGGGGAAGAGTTAGACAAATCTCTACCGCTTAACAAAGAAGATTTTAAAAATAAAAACATATTAGACATTATAGATTTACGCATAAAACACAGGGATTTATTTACTAAAACACAAAAAAAGGAGTAAGAGATGGCGGAACGAAGAATGTTTAAAAAAAGTGTTATTGAAAGTGATGCCTTCCTTGATATGCCCAGCTCAACAAGGCTGCTGTATTACGATATAGGGATGATGGCTGATGATGATGGATTTATCAACAATATTAAAAGAATAATACGTATGACAGGTGCAAGTGAAGATGATCTAAATGTATTAATTGCAAGATCCTTTGTAATCAAATTTGAAAGCGGGATAATTGTGATTAAACATTGGAAAATGCATAACTATATAAAAAAAGATAGATATAAACCAACAATCTATCAGAATGAAAGAAATATGCTTGAATTAATAAATAACGAATATTTTTTCAATCCTACTGGAATTATAGATTTAAGCAATGCATTTATTGAATCAGCAGAAACCCCTAATATTCAAGAAAAAATCATAAAGGACACAGAAAGTAACCAAAATGTATCCGTTGTGGATACGGAAAGTAACCAAGATGGATACGTAGGTAAGGATAGGTTAGGTAAGGATAGGTTAGGTAAGGATAGGTTAGGTAAGGTTAGTCTAGGTAAGGTTAATAAAAACAATAAAACAAAAAGCGCTGTTGTTTTTTCAAAAATCTTTGAAGAAAATAATCTATCTCAAATGATTACAGAATCACTCCAAGAATTTATTGAACACAGAAAACAGATAAGAGCTCCAATGTCAGAACTAGCAATAAAAAAAATGATAAAAAAATTATCTGCGTATGATGAAATCACACAGATTAAGATGATTGATAAATCAATTGAAAATGGATGGAAAGGTGTTTTTGATATTGATGAGAAAAATACAAACAAACCTGCAGTTAATAATAATAATAAAACCAAGTCTAGTAATAAATTCATTAATTTTGAGCAACGAGATAATGACTATGATGCAATTGAAAAAAAAGCTATGCAAATGCTATTAGCAGAGAATAAGGAGAAAGAAGACAGTGGATAATATACAATGTGTTATTTTTACAATCAGAACTTATATTTCAAAATTTGGGCAAAAAATTAAAAAAAATGATTTTTTAGAGCTGTGCAGAGAACATAATATAAATCCCAATACAACAATGCATTATGTGAGTATTAAAAAGGGATATATTACCACAAAAATTCCACTGTGGATTGAAAATATTAATTATTAAGCGGAGGGATAAGTGAAATGCATACCATGGAAATAATTGTTGATAACTTTGCAGGTGGCGGCGGCGCAAGTACAGGAATTGAAATGGCAACAGGAAGAAGTGTAGATATTGCAATTAATCATGATCCTGCTGCAATAGCAATGCACAAAGTTAATCATCCGGATACAGAACATTATTGTGAGAGTGTTTGGGATGTTAATCCTGTCAGTGCAGTCCGAGGTCGTCCAGTTGGTCTCGCTTGGTTTAGTCCTGACTGCAAGCATTTCAGTAAAGCAAAGGGTAGTAAACCAGTTGAAAAGAAAATTAGAGGGTTAGCCTGGATTGTAATAAAATGGGCTGCTCTAGTTAGACCAAGAGTAATAATGTTAGAAAATGTTGAAGAATTTCAAACTTGGGGTCCAATTAAAAAAGGCAAACCGATAAAAAGTCGCAAAGGCGAAACCTACTGGAAATGGAGATCGCAACTTGAATCACTTGGTTATGAAGTTGAGACAAATGAACTTGTAGCTTGTGACTATGGAGCACAAACGAAGAGAAAAAGATTTTTTATGATAGCTAGATGTGACGGAAACCCAATTGTATGGCCAGAGCCAACGCATGGCGATAGAAACAGTCAAGATGTAATGTGTGGATTGTTAAAAGCATATGTGCCGGCAGCCAAATGCATCAACTGGAACAATTTAGGTAAAAGTATATTTGACAGAAAAATACCACTAAAAGAAAAAACTCTTAACAGAATTGCAAAAGGCATAAAAAAATTTATTATAGAGAATGAAGACGGATATATCATTCCTGAAGAAGAAACAACATCATTCTTAATTCAATATCACAGTGAAACAACAAAAAATGAAGTACGAGGTCAAACACTGAGAGAACCAATTATGACAATTGATAGCAGCCCGCGATACGGATTAGTAACCGCATTTATGACAAAGTTTTATAAGACAGGAATCGGACAGGAAATAATAGACCCACTTCACACAGTAACAACGTCTCAGGGTCATTTTGGTCTTGTATCTGCATTCTTAGTGAAATATTACGGGAACATGACAGAACATAGTATATATGAGCCATTAGACACTATAACAACAAAAGATAGATTTGGACTTGTAACCGTATTGATTAATAACGAGCCTTATCAAATAAAAGATATTTGGCTGAAAATGCTAGAGCCAAAAGAATTGTTTAGGGCACAAGGGTTCCCGGAGGATTATATTATTGACAGAGATTGTACTGGAAAAAAATATCCAAAGAAAGAACAGGTTGCTAGATGCGGAAATGCAGTACCACCAGCATTTTCTAACTCGCTTGTTAGAGCTAATTTAATAGAATTGTGTACTGGAAAGAGAAGACCTAACATGGTAATTGATTGTAGTACGGAACAACTAAGATTTGCATAATAAATGAAAAATTTGAAAGTAAGGATTAAATATGATTGTTTGTCCATATGACACATGTAAAACTAGAAATAGCTGAATATGAAACGGAAACATTAAGGTGTATGAGCTATAAAAGAAAAGAAAGCAAGGATGATTGTGAAAATTAGCGGGCAGTAAAATAAAGCACAGGAGGCTTGAAATGATTATTAAATACAAGGAACTTGCAGCCGACCCAAAAGACGGGATATACAGAGTTATTGGAACAAAAACTCATATTATTGTGACTGGCAATAAGCTCATTCACTCGCCTCATGGTATGACGATAAGAGATGATGCAATTTTGGAAAAATGTGATTAGAAAACAAATAAGAAGGAGCGGAAATTATGTTGAGTGTAAGAATAGAGTTGACAAACAGGGAAGATGGAATTGTTATAAGTACGGTTGATGCAAGACCTATGATGAGTATGGATTGGTATGGGAATTATGAAACAGCAATATCAATAGATGGGCAACTATGGAGAATCGCTGAAGGTTATAACACAGAACAACAAGCTAGAACAGGTCATAAAAAATATAAAAATATGTCAAAGGTTGATATTAAAAAATTAGATTGGATAGGGTAATTCTTAATAGTACGAATATTACTAGAAAACTAATGCGATGTAAACCATCGGAAGGAGATATGAATATGAAAAAAATAATTATGGTAATTTTAGCAGTAACAATTATAATGGGTTTGCTTGTAGGATGTGCAACAAGAGAAGCAGATATAGTAAACCAAAACCTTTCACTAGAAGCAGATAATTTTAATGTTGTGCGTCAATTAACTGTAATAAATTGCATTCAAGGAGATGTTTTGTTTCAAATGACTGGGAAAATATCCATAGTAGCTGACACATCAGATAATCAACTGGAAGTTATCGTAGAGGATGAGAACGGAAAATATCAAAAGCATTTTATAGGATTGAGCGATAATGTTACATATGTTGTAGAGGATATAAGAGCCACTGACGTTGATCAGTATAACTATACTCTAAATTATAATCCTAAAATGTGGCTTCCTGTTAAAGTGGAGACCGTTGATTAAATTGCAACTTTAATGAAAACAATTCCGAAACATCGGAGAAGGGAAAAAATGATGGAAAAATTTAATGGAAACGGATTTATTGGTGTAGTGACAAACGACAAGGTTAAACTTGAAATATCAATAGCAAATTTAGTAAATGCATTTAATTGCTGTCCTGATAATTTTGATGGAAGTAAAGTTAGAAGGGGTATGCGTCAAGAATTTGCAAGACACTTAGTTGAAAGATTATTTGACGAAACCGACCAAGACACTGGTGCAAGCTATATTGAAGAAGCATTTGATAAGGTATTTTATGAAATGATGGAAGATGATTTGGATTTTATCAAGCATCCAGATGATGAAGATTAGTCCGATATCAAGAGCAAAACCAAAAAGGAGTGGAGCTATGAAATATAAATATACTGCAATTTTTGAAAATACACCAGTATGTGAAAATTGTATGCTATCTCATTACGACAGTGCATCTGAACGAAGAAAATGCATGGCATTAGGAATGAGACCGTTTTGCACAGAGGAAGGATGTAGAAAAGATTGTCCATTAGTGAAAGATGAAGATTAGTACGATTTTAGGAGGTTGAAAAATGAAAGGCAAAATAACTGTTACTAGTCTAGAAAGGGAAATAGAAGAAACCCTTTTTAATAACAATTCAGAAGAATTTATAATTTTAGGGGTTTCATGCAAGTTTAATGCGATTATCAATAATAAAAAAATTAATGGCACTATTAAATTTAAAGATAATTTCCCAAATGGGTTTAAAGAAGCCGAGAGTATGATAGAACAATTGATAAAAGATGAAGAATAAATAATAAAAAATAAAAAGAGGGCATCTGCCCTGGTAAGCTCTTGCCCTCTTTAATCCACTTGGGATATGTGCTCATTATAACATAGCCCTCAAACAGAAAACAAGAGGAGGACACTATAATGACTGAAATTATTATTAAACTATTAGAATCACTTAAATCGACAGGTGCAGTCATAGATGAGCATAAAGCTTATCTAGCGGTAGAAACCGTATTAGATAATTATAATATTCAATCAAAGAGTACAGCTTTAACGGTAACAACAGATATACCGGAACATGCAAAGATATTCTTCTCTTGTAAAAAGCTTGAGGGACTGTCAAAAAGCACATTAAAAAATTATGCTTATGAAATAAGGCGATTTAGTGAGCAAGTATGCAAACCAGTTTCAATGATTACAATAACCGATATAAGAGTATATATCAATAATTATACAAACGCTGTTAAATCAAGCACTATTGAAACAAAAATATATTGTTTAAAATCATTCTTTGGATGGCTGCATGAAGAAGAATACATATCGAAAAATCCTACAAAGAAAATCGTTATACCAAAGAAACCAAGCAGAATGAGAGAAGGGTTATCAGTTGAACAATTAGAATCTGCAAGAAATGCTTGTTTGAATTCAAGAGAAAGAGCTTTTCTAGAGTTTTACCTGTCTACCGGATGCAGGGTTTCGGAAGTTGTTGGTTTAAAACTTACAGATATTAAAAATAATTCCATGAAAGTAATTGGTAAAGGCAATAAAGAAAGAATTGTTTTTTTGAACGAGAAAGCTTTGATGTACTTAAAGATGTACATCAATAGCAGGACGGATAAATCTGACTATATATTCACATCAGAAAGAATGGATAGAAAAACTAGTTTATATAAACCAATAGGGGCCAGAGCAATTGAAGATGTTTTTACCAAGATAGGAAAAAGATGTGATTTACATCTACATCCACATTTATTAAGACATACATTTGCAAGCATGATGTTAAAAAATGGGGCTTCATTAAGAGCAATTCAAGAAATGCTTGGACATTCTGATCCAAAAACAACTAATGTATATGCAAAAATCACAAATATTCAGCTTATGCATGAACATCAGCGTTGTGCAGTAGCTTAATATAAAAAATGGTTGCCACTGCCATAAGTGGGAAAGGAGGAACCTCCTTTTCAAACACTTAAACACTGCATCCATTAAATTAGCCCGAAGCTGCAATCGGTGAGTTGCAGCAGCTAGTCCAGCTAAAGGACCAGGGGCAAACCTCAGAGCCTTGCCCCTAAAAATTAAAATTAACTGGAAGGGATAAAAATAAATGATTAATCAAATTATGGTTGAGGACATACATAAAAACGCTGTAGAACATGGATGGTGGGAAGGAAACAGAACTTTTGGAGAAATTATAGCGCTCTGCCATTCTGAAATGTCGGAAGCACTTGAAGAATACAGAAAAGGCAAAAAACTCAGCGAGATTTATTTCGAAAAAGCTGGAAAACCAGAAGGAATTAGTGTTGAGCTTGCAGATTGCATAATAAGGATATTAGATTATTTCGGATATATAAAAATTGATTATAAAATTTATCCGGTTTCAATTATTGAATTTAAAGAAATAAATTATGATTTTGCAGAGTTTGTTACACGAACACAGTTGTATATTTCCAAGGCTTATGAGCTTAACAGCCTATCATATCTCAAAGGAGCAGTAGAATACATTTTCGAATATTTAACATATTTTGACATTCCGATAATTGAAATAATAAATTTAAAACATGCATTCAACAAAACGAGAAGCTACAAACATGGGAATAAGGTGATTTAGGAGGAGCAAACATGAAGATGTACATATCAGGCAAAATAACAGGAAATGAAGATTATATGCAACATTTTAAAAAAGCTGAAAAAATGCTAATCGAACAAGGACATCAAGTAATGAATCCAGCGATACTTCCACAAGGCTTCTCATGGGAAGAATATATGAAGATATGCATATCAATGATTGATGTATGCGAGGGTGTTTACATGCTTAATAATTGGGAAAAAAGCAAAGGAGCTAAAATCGAAAGGCTATATGCAGATATAAACAACAAAAAAATCCAATATGAAAAGGGGAAATTATGATGGAAGAAGTAACAGCGTACAAGGTAGAAGGAAAATTGGTTGAAAACAAAGAAAAGGCAAACATAATATTGATTGAAACACTTCTTAGGGCCGCTTTTACTGATGCAGGGCATTGGAAAACAATAGAGTTTCTTGCAAGGAATAAAGAAAATAGGAATAAATTAAAAGTGATCCTGGAAGAAATAGAACAAAGATTTTAAAAATCATTCTAAAGCAGGGAGGGATAAAATGGCAAGGCATATCACAAACAAAAAACTATATCTGCTGACAAAAGAATTAAAAAGATACAAAGAAATTAAAAAAATAATAAGACATGATGAAAAACTGCTAGACGAAGGATATATGATTAGCGGAATAAACTATGACAAAGTTGTAATCCAAAAATCAAACAAGTTTAACAGTGACACTGAAAATCAGTTATTTACAAAAATAGAAATTGAAAATCGCCTGAAAACAAATAAAACGAAAATCAAAAGAATTGACTTAGCCCTTGAGCTCCTGGATGATGAAGAACTGATGATAGTTCGAGAATATTACATAAATGACTGTGGCTGGATAAGTACTGCAAGAAAGATAGGCACTTCAGAAAGAAATGCAAGACGAATTAGAGATGCAGCAATAATTAAAATGTTTGAGGGGCTTTATGGCGAAAGGTTATGCAAGGGATATGTGCAATACAGCCTAAATGGATTTTGAAGATTAGAAAACTATTACGAGCCAATGAAAGGAATAAATAATGGGATTAACAGAAAATCAAAAACATTTAATTAAAGCAATTTCAAAAGGTGAAATAGCTGATATAAAAAAAATAGCTGTATTGTGTTTAAAAGAAGATGAAACTCAAAAGAATTCATATTTTTGCAAGCAATATATCGCTACATTAAGTAATCAGCCTACATTTATTGAATTGCCACACAATATAAAACATCTTGTTTCAGCAGAAGATATGCAAATGTTTAATGACAAAAGATATTTTTTATCCGATAGAGAAGAAAAAATACTAAATCACATTAAGCGAATGGCATTGGTTGAACAAAAAATGAATGAAATTGGAATAAAGTATATAAATTCAACTCTTCTATACGGAGAAAGCGGAACAGGCAAGACAACATTTGCTAAATATGTTGCAAAAGCATTAAATTTACCCTTTGTTTATATAAATTTCTCAAAATTAATTGATTCTTACATGGGTAAAACATCGAGCAATATAGCAGAAGTATTTAACTATGTAAATAATAACAAATGCGTTTTTATGCTTGATGAAATTGATTGTATTAGTGTCGAAAGGTCAAGCAATAGTGGGAGTGGTTCGGATGGTGAAATATCAAGAATTACGATTACATTGATGCAAGAATTTGATAAATTGAGTTCTGGAACAGTTCTTATTTCAGCAACAAATCGTTTAGACAGAATTGATAAAGCATTGGTTCGAAGATTTTCAAAAATACATGAAGTCAAGCCACTTGGAACATATGAAATGCTTGAGTTAGCAAATGATTATATGTTAGATATAGGGATTGATGTTATGGAAAACATTAATATTAATGTAAAAAATCAAGCAAAATTAGTAACTCAAATAAATGAATTAGTAGCATTAGAAATAGAAAAACAATTAACTGTGTAATAGTCCGAAAAAGCGAAGGAGAAAACCAATGTATATTACAGTAGAAAAATTCGAAGATATATTGAACAAAGGAGAGCAGATAAGAGAACAAAAAGCATTCAGCATATATCAAAGGTTAGACAATAAAAAAACTAAGAAGCCAATAGTTTTTGAGCTGACCGAAGAAGAAAAAAGAGAAAAGCAAATAATTAAAAGCATATATGAATACGCTATGAAGCAAACAGGTGTACTAATCAACACAGAGAATATGAGAAAATTAATTGATGAGGATATTCAGCCTGTACACGTTGTAAAGGCAAAGTATCTGCTAGATACCGAAGGTAATTTTATCATATACCCAAAAGGAAAAGGAAGCGCAGGCTTTATTGTAACAGATACAATTAACAAAAGTTATTGGCAAACAACAACGAAAAGTGTTAAAGAAATTGTAAACTGCATAAAACAGAAGAATTATGATGAATTTGACACGCGAATGCTGCAAGCAGACTTAAAGGAATTATATAATTCTAAATATCACATATCAACTATATGCACTAGGCTAGTTGTAGCTTTGAAATTATTGTCATTGCAAAACATTAATTATCAAGACTATACTATCAGACAGACAAATAAAAAGGTTTATAGGAGGATATAAAAATGAGCTTCAATAAATGGATTGGAATTGGAAGACTAACCAAAGATGTAGATTTAAGATATTCAGGAGAAACAGCCATAACCAAATATTCAATAGCAGTAAACAGAAAATTCAAGAAAGCAGGAGAGCCAGAAGCAGACTTTTTCAACGTTGTTGCTTTTGGTAAAGCAGGGGAATTTGCTGAAAAGTATTTCAGAAAAGGACAGCAGATTGCTATTGTTGGAAGATTGCAGACAGGCAGCTATACTAACAAAGACGGACAAAAGGTATACACTACTGATATTATCGCAGAAGAACAACATTTTGCCGATAGTAAGAAAGAAATAGAGCCACACAAAGCACCAGTAACCAATGATTTTATTGAAGTAACTGACGATAGCGATTTGCCATTCTAGGAAACTATTGTGAACCAATAAAAATTAACTAACCATTTTAACAGGAGATATAAGCAGTATGGATATGATAGAACGGAATAAATATGGCGTAAACAACAAAATAAAGGCTAGAGTGTTAGACGAAGAAGTAATGAAGAACTTGGGATTTACAGATTACAGAGAAGGCTATTGGCATTTTATGCGAATACTAAGAGATTACATAAGGAGTTTATGAAAATATTTAACAAAAAAACGTGTCCTAATTCTGTCCTAATGTTGTCCGTTACAATATCAAAAAAGGATATATACTATTATTGTGATAGTAAAGAAATCCTCCGAGTTACCTCCTTATTATTTAAAAGCCGTTCAATTGAGAGCGGCTTTTAAAATGCCAAAAAGTGATGTGAAAATATGAATGCTGTACAGCCAATAAGAGATAAAAAAATAATAGAAGATATTAAATTGTTTTACGAGGAGCGCTCAGCACGAAACTATGCTCTTTTTTGCAGTGGGATATATATTCCACTAAGGATATCGGACATCCTGAGCTTGAGGGTTCGAGACGTGAGAAACAAAGAATATATAGAATGGATAGAAAAAAAGACGGGCAAAAAATTTAAAATTAAAATAAATGTAAAATTAAGAAAGATATATTATAACTATTGTGCAAATAAAAAAGACTATGATCTATTATTCCCTTCTCCAATTAAAAAGGGGTATCCGTTATCTAGGCAGCAAGCCTACAACATCATAAGAGAAGCTGCCGACTACTTTGGAATTGAATCATTGGGATGCCATAGCCTAAGAAAAACATTTGGATATCAATTATATAATCAAACAGGAAACATTGAAATGTTGAGAAAGATATTTAAGCATCACAATGCACAAATTACGGCGAGCTATATTGGACTAGAAGAAGATATTATTAATGATGCATTGGACCTATTAGACTATTAACTATTTGACATAAAAAATGTTGAGTAAAATGAAGGTGTTAAAAATAAAGGTATATATAGGAAGAAAAATTATTTAAAATCATTTGACAGAATACTAGATATGACAAATTGAAAGATAAAGAAAAATCGAGGTGATTTTAATGCCGCAAAAAAAATATGAAATATTCGTAGAACCTAGACTTTCAGAGATTTCAGCATGGGTAAAACTTGGTATGACAGAAAAAGAAATAGCTAAAAAACTAGGGGTTTCTTACTCGTCTTTTAAGACGTATAAAAAGGAGCATTTGGCCTTATTTGGCACCATGGCCAATACGAAGTCTGTTGTTGATGCAATGGTAGTTGAAGCGCTGCTTAAGAACGCACTGGGATTCACATATAGAGAGCAACAAGCTGTGAAGGTTAAGAATGAATACTACGATGACAAAGGCCGAAAATGTTATAAAGAAACTGTTGAAGTGGTTGACATAGAGAAAACAAAACCACCTGAAACGCAAGCAGCAACATTCTGGTCTATTAACAGAGATTCGGAAAAATGGGCAACTAATCCTCACGCAGTTAAAGCAAAAGATAAAGAACTGGAGCTTAGGCAAAAAGAGATTGAAAATAAGGAATGGTAGTATATGGATAAACTACATCAGTTTTATTGTAGCAAAGCCTGGAGAGACTTATCATATAAATTAAAGGTTGAGGCTGGTGGTAAGTGCAACAGATGCAATAATATATATACAGACTTCAGCAAACTTACAGGACATCATAAGATAGAGCTGAACGAGGAGAATGTATCAGCTCCTTTAATCTCTCTCAATGCGGAA